CTATTATATTGTTTTTTATACACCATCTTATGAAATTCAGCTGTGCAACAGTCGTATGTATTTCATTGGATGTACCCGGTACAGTATATGATATCTTAGAAGAACGACAAAATGGGTCAAATAATTTTTTACTGTACCCATCTAAACTTGATTTATATGCGCAATGTACACTAAATATTTTACCGTCGGTCGTTTTATATGATAAATTGTTTTTCTTTGAATAATTTGTTATAAACCATTCGAGATTTCTTAGAGAAATACCACCCGTTTTATTTAAAATATCTAAAAGTGTAGCTCTATTCTCGGGTTTATTATAAAATGTATCGATTGATGTTAGTAGAATAGCTGATTTATTCATTATTACATTATTCCACGCAATTCTCTAAATCCCTTTCTTGATACTTCACACGCCGGACACCCCGGTTTAAATATACATTCCGTTAAATTATGTGTATGACGTATACCTTCATTATTTTTAGAAACCATTTCTACCGGACCTCTAAGTTGAGGTTGGTCGATATGACTCCCACACATTCCATTAAGTTTAGCTCTTGCTATACACGGGGAACCATCTTTTTTAAATCCTCTACAAAAATTTAATGGATTTGGAATTTCAGAGAGTAAAAGTTTTAAATTTATAGAATATTTATACGATATTTTTTCCATTACTTTTATAGTACGTCTATATAATTCAGTTTCTACTTCTTCATCCCAAAGTGTTTGTAATTTTCTGGATGTCATATTTTACATACGTCACTATTTTTTAAGTGATTTGAACATATCACTTATTTTCTGTTGCCCTTCAATTTCATCCTCTACTTTTTTCTTTGGGCGTCGTTTCGGTTTCACACGTGTTAGAAGTTCCCCAAATATTTCTTCTTTCGGATCTTCGAATAGTGGTTCAATTAAATCACACACGGGGTTTAGAAATTTGTTTATAAAATAATAATTATAATCAACTTTTAAATTATTATCTTTTGCGTATTTTGGATCTTCAGACTTTTCAAATGCCTTTGCTTTAGGATCACCCGTATCGATAAGAATATAAGGTACGCGATCACCCGATTGCGGTTCGGAACCCGGTTGTCTTTCACGCATTTTTCGTACAACTTGAACATGAGCTTGATTAATATCCGTAATATCGGGACTATTAATAGAAACAGTAAACCCTTTTGCTTTATACGAATCCGATAAACCCTGACTCAAAATTAGTTTTTCGTTAGGTACATCACCTTCAATAAGTTCAATAGCCCTTTGTAAAGCGAGTTCTTTTGGTGGTCCAGTATCACTACTTTCTAAAACGACATCGAGAAGTTCTTTACATACTTCACGCATGTGAGGTGTATTATCTCTTCGTACCAATTGAAGTCCTTTGACATCTATATAATCCATATTCATGTTCCCATCTTTACCCTTCGTCCAAAGTTTTGCCGCGTACCGTTTCTTTGAATATAAGAAATACGGACAATATACCTTTTCGAGTTCAAGGTTATTCGGTGCTTTGAAGAGTTTAGTACACTCGTTCGCAGCACGTTCACCTATTTCCCAACTATACTCAATTGCTTCCTTTCCGGTACGGTTTCCTACATCAAATTCAACCATAACAGAATCAGTATCACCGTACCTTACCTTTGCACCCGGGAAATTCTTTTCAACATATGCTTTTGTCTCGTCAATCATACTCCTACCTTTTAGAGTCACCGTCGAAGCAATTTGTACACAAGGTAACATACCTTTTGATGCACCCGTAAAACCGTACACGGAGTTCATAGACACTTTATACGCCAATTGTTTACCATTATACATTTCTTTTAGAGCACCAGTCGATTGTGCCATATCCTTTTTAGCTTGTTTACGAAACTGTTTTAATTCTAGAAGAATACTTGGTAAAAGACTAGGAACATCTTGTGCAAACTTATAAAATCCAAACGTTTCGTATGTTACACCAGGTATATTTTCATATTTGGAATCCATAACCATCGATGAATAACATAAATTATGTGCCATCATAATTGATGGATACAGACCTTCAAAATCCAGTGCTGTTATTGGTCTATAATACGCGCCTTTCTGTGCGTCTAGAACGGTCGCACCTTCATACCCATCAGCGGAATATTGCCCCCATGATATAGTTGGAACCATAAACCCCATTTCACGTGCCTTTTTTGTTAACAAACTAAACACTTTGATTTGTTGTCCTCTTTCGACTAAATAACAGAGGGGAACCCACGTCGCTTTAGCCATTTCCAGGAGATTAACAAGTATAGATAATTTTGATAACAAACGGTGGGGTAACAATGTATCCTTGATACAATACTCTGCAACCTCGCGTAACTTTACGGGGTCTTCTTCGACAAAACGCGCAAACATTTCTTTCGGTGGCATATCAATTTTATTGTCACCGAGGTAGAGTTTCGAAACATTATCGAGTTTATACGAATCAAGTTTATACCCTTTTTTAACTTCATGAAATAGATCGAAAATAAACCGCCCAGGCATAGGTAAAATCTTAAGTGCATTGTCTCCAAGTGCACTCGACGACAACTTCTTATACACAAGTTCACATGAGTGATTTTTCATTTTACTCATTTCATAAAAAGATTGATCACATTTTGTCATGACTGCACGTTTCATTATATATTCTAAATCAAAACCAAATATGTTCCACCCAGTTATAATATCAATATCTTTTTCCATAAGGTATTCCTTAAATGCCATAAGCATTTCACGTTCCGTATCGTAACTCTTAATTATACTCCCTTCTAGATTTGAATCTGTTTTTTTATAACAAAAACATATTTTATCGTACGGTACGTCAGAACCAAAATGTGTAAGTGATACAGCAATTTGGAAACATGCATCATCTTTTACATCTGCGTCAGGAAACTTACCCGTTGAACTATTACATTCAATATCAACAGACGCGACTACAAAAGGTGCAGTTTCTGGAATATCAACTGGTTTAAGAGTTTTCCAGTCGTTACAGAACAGATCTATGTTAACGTGTGCTAAATGTGAACGTACACACGTATCTCCCGAATCCATCCACCCAGTAGATTGAATGTTAGTTCGGTGCATTAACCTCAGAACAGGATCTAAGTTTGATTCATACACTTTATATTTCATAGATTCATCGGGTAATGCACGTTTCAAACGACCGTTTACCATACGTCGTGCCGCAAGGTTCTTAAAATTTAGTTTCATAAAAATAAATTTTTCATTATTTTGGAAACCCCAGACATCTTTAGATTGAACAATATCGTAACTTATCAAACATTCAGGACATACTTTATCTATTTTTGTGTATAAATTATGAACATCGAGTGTTGACGTTTTCTTCGGGAGTTTGACGAAGAAGTATGGTGTAAAACTGGTCGTAACACATACAGACTTACCTTCGTTTGTTTTACCAAAAATACTAATCAAGTGTTCATCCTCTGTGTCTTGTGTTTCCCAGGTCAATACTTGGAACACGACCATTTTTATCTTATTACGTTAACGCCCGATTTTTTTAATATAGTATAGTAGTAAATATGTCAGCTGCTTTGATCGATCTCGTCTCAGTCGGTGCCCAGGACGTCTATATCACAGGCGATCCTCAAGTCTCTTTTTTTAGACAAAACTATAAACGTCACACAAACTTTTCGATAAAACCAGAACGTATGGATTATATCGGGACGTTTGAATCGGGAAACGAAGTTTCCATTCCTATCAAATCTAAAGGTGATCTCTTGAGTTACGTATGGATTGAAAATCTCAATATTAATAGTCGTGATGACGACGATTCTATTTTTAAATCCTCGAGTGCGACCAGGAATGATACTTCACCAACTGAATTCTCTTTGTGGATTGGTGGTCAAGAAGTTACAAAACTGGATACACTTTTCATTAATACAGTACACAATACCTTATATAACGAATCTTCGGCGAAAGCGACTTGTGCCATGACAACTCGAGACGGTGGTGATAATGCTTCGCCCGGTAGTTATATAATCCCATTCTTTTTCAGTGAAGATTGGACGAAATCTTTACCACTTGTCGGTCTTCAATACCACGAAGTTGAAATTCGAATTAAGTTTAGAAATGGTACATTTACTCCAATTACTAGACCAAAAGTATACGGTTCGTACGTGTTTGTTGACACAGAAGAACGTGAATTTTTTGCAAACGGTGAACACGAACTTCTCATTACACAAACACAACACCAACCAATGTCTGGTACCGATACGTCGATTGATTTGACCTACTTTAATCACCCAGTAAAAGCCGTTCACATAGCTTCGAATAACAAAAGTTCATTGAGTGCTAATACTCCGTACACATTCACAGACGCATCTATGTTTATTAACGGTGTTCCACTCTTTGAAAATATGACACACGAATACCACAGACACGTTGTTCCATCGAGACATTGTTCGGTTCTTAACAACACGGTCGACGAGGAACAAATATATACATGGCCATTATGTCTTACCATGAACAAATCTCAGCCAACGGGTACATTGAACTTTTCGCGAATCGATAACGCGAGAATAAATATTAATGGTCCAAATATCGGAGGAGTAGACAGGGAGATGATTCGTGCGTATGCGGTCAACTATAACATTCTCAGGATTAAGAATGGTATGGGTGGTATCGCATTTGGTAACTAAATTTTAATTTAATTTTTACCCGAAGATCCAAAACCTCGTTCGCCACGTTTTGTTTCTTTTAATTCATCAACTTCCTCAATAAGTGGTGTTTCACACTTTTCCAAAATGAGTTGGGCGATTCTATCGCCTTGTTTAATTT